TTTCCTATGCGCCATCTCTTTTCGTTCCGGTACGCCGCCATTGGCCTGGCGGTCCTGCTGGCCTTCGCGTGGTCCCTCGCCTTTCTCGTCGGATCGGCGGCGCCGATGGATCCAGGCGATCCGTGGCTGTTCGGCGCCGCCGGAATCATCGTCAACCGCGACAGCCTCACCGCGATGTACAACGGGTTCAAGACCGCCTACAACAACGCCTTTGCCGGCGTGCAGCCGATGTGGAGCAAGGTGGCAACGCTCGTGCCGTCGACCGCCAAGGTGGAGAACTACGGCTGGCTGGGGCAGTTTCCCAAGTTGCGCGAGTGGGTTGGCGATCGCCAGGTGAAAGGCATCGCCGCGTCGAGCTACCAGATTGCGAACAAGAAGTTCGAGTCGTCGATCGGCGTCCCGCGGGATGATGTCGAGGACGATACCTATGGGGTGCTGGCGCCGCTGTTTGCCTCGATGGGCCAGTCGGCAGCAATACACCCCGACGAGCTGGTGTTCCAGCTGCTGGCAGCCGGCTTCACCACGACCTGTTTCGATGGGCAGTATTTCTTCGACTCGGATCATCCGGTCGGCGCCGGTGTCGTCAGCAATACGGGTGGCGGCGCGGGCAGCGCGTGGTATCTGCTGGATACCTCGCGGCCGCTGCGCCCGATCATTTTCCAGAAGCGCCGGGAGTACGCGCTGACCGCGCTGGTCGACGCCAATGATGAGGGCGTCTGGATGCGCGACGAATACCGCTACGGTGTCGATGCGCGTGTCAATGTCGGGTACGGCTTCTGGCAGATGGCCTACGGCAGCAAGCAGACGCTGGACGCGACCAGCTTCAATGCAGCGGTCGCGGCGATGATGGCGTTCGCCAGCGACGATGGCCGGCCGCTCGGCATCAGCCCGAACCTGCTTGTGGTGGCGCCCGGCAACCGCGCCGCCGGCAAGGCGTTGGTCGAGGCCGAGACGCTGGCAAGCGGGGCCAGCAACACGAACTTCAAGGCGGTCGAGCTGTACGTCTGCCCCTGGCTGACCTGATAGCAACCAACTCTGTGTGGACGGTAGTGGCGCTCACCCCCCGCCCCGCGAAGAAAGATTGTGCGGGGCGGGCAGAGCGCATGGCGTCATTGACGACGAAACAGGGGGCCTCATGAAAGCAGGCGTTACACAACAAGATAGCAACCAACTCTCTGTGGACGGTGGTGGCGATAGCCCCCCGCCCCGCGAAGAAAGATTGTGCGGGGCGGGCAGAGCGCATGGCGTCATTGACGACGAAACAGGCGGCCTCATGAAAGCAGGCGTTACACAACAAGAAGCCCCGGCCGCGACGCCGCCGCGCGGCAAGGCCAGAACGCACCGCATCGTCGCCCTGCCTGATAGGGGCTTCTGGAGAGCCGGCAGGTGCTGGTCTCGCGCCGGCACCGACATCGACATCGGCGATTTCACCGACGAGGAGTGGGCGGCTCTGACGTCCGATCCGATGTTGGTCGTCGTCGCGCTCTGATCGCCAGGCGGCGGGAGGTACTGTGAGCAAAGGTAACTGGGCCGAGGCGCAAGTCTCCACGATTGACGGCCGCGTGGTGCTCGGAGCCGATGGTATGCCACTCGGGTTCCTTGGGCCGGATGGGCTGCTCCCTGCCGTGTACGGCATCGGTGTGCCGGGCCGGTTGGGTTTCGGCGTGGGTGTCTGCCCAGAAGTGCTGCCCAATGGGATGGTGGGGATGTACGGCTACACTGACCCAACGTCGGAGAACTACGGCAACTATCTGACCGCCGACGGTTCGGTGATGGTCTGGATCCCGGCCTTCTACGATCTGTGGGGCAATGGTGCCAACGGCTTGCCGGTAAACGGTGTGGGCATCATCGGCGCCAACGGATTTGCGAGTGAGGCCGCGGCGGCTGCGGCTGGCTACGCCTTGCATCGGGCTTTCTGGGATGGCGGCCGGCGCAAGAGCGGATTTTTCATCGACAAGTACCAATGCTCAGCATCGCCGCAAGGCATCGCCGTATCCATGAAAAATGAGCCGCCGCTGTCGTCTTCCGCAGCTCACAACCCGTTTTCCATTCTGAACGGCAGCCCGGCAACTGCGCACCACGGTTCGTTTGCCGCCGCGAAAACGCGCGGCCCGAGATTCTCCGTCGCGTCCCGATTCCAGTTCGCGGCTCTGGCGGAGCTGGCATACGCGCACGGCGCGCAAAGCACCAATGCAACGTTCTGCGCCTGGTACGACGCCGTGAACAACTGGCCAAAGGGCAACACGAACAATGCCCTGCGGGACTCGGCAGACACGTCCGTGATCTACGCTTCGGACGGCTACTTGAATTGCGGCCTCACTGGCAGCGGGGTGCCGTTCGCAAAAACAACCCACAACGGCCAGGGTTGCGGTGTTGCCGATCTGAACGGCAACATGTGGGAGATCTGCGTCGGCCTGACGAGCAACGGCACGGATTATTTGGTGTTGCGCCCGTCCGTCGCGATTGCCGATTTAACGAGCGGCTCCACGCTGGCGACCGATGCCTGGGGGGCTTCCGGCCGCGCCGCGAATTACGACAACCTCGGCCCATCCCTCGGCGCCCTGACCGCCTCGGTGACAACGAAGCTGTTTGGCAATGCGGCGGCGGTATTTGGCTCTGGCGGAAGCGGGGCGGAATGGACGGCCAGGTGCCTGGGCATCCCGCTCGCCGGAGGAGTTGGTGGAACGAACGCGTTCGGCAACGACGGGCTGTACGACAGCCGCCCAAGCGACATGTGCCCGCTCTCCGGTGGGAACTGGGCCAGCGGGTCGCATGCCGGTGTCTGGGCGTTGTATCTCAGCCATTCGCGGAGCAGCTCGGGCGCTAACGTTGGGTTCCGCGCGGCCTTGTATCTCTGAAGGCCCGAGCGATAGCGATGGGCCTGCACGACGAAGCCAAGCTGGATCGCAAATTCCTGGAGTTCGCGAAGTTGATGAATGTGTATCTGAATCACTTCCCGAAGCATGAAAAGTACGGTCTCACGTTGGAGATTCGCCGCGCGGCCTATGAGACGTACGCTTTCATCGTGGAGTGTCAGAAGCGCTACTACAAGAAGACGACCTTGGCGAACCTCGACATTCGCCATGAGCAATTGCGGATGCTGGTGAGGCTTGCGCATGCGCTGGGCTACTTTGAGTTCACGAACGGCAAGCGCGCCGAGCGTTCGCCGGCCGCTGCCGGCGAGCATCGCTACGTCGCGTTGTCGCGCTTGATTGATGAGTTGGGTCGGATGATCGGCGGATGGATCGTCGCCGATCGCCAGCTCGATAAACGGGAGGCGTCTTGACATGTGCCCGATCTCCGGTGGGAACTGGAACAACGGGTCGAATGCCGGTGTCTGGGCGTTGAATCTCAGCAATTCGCGGAGCAGCTCGAACGATAACGTTGGGTTCCGCGCGGACTCGATTTCACCTCAAGGGCTGCTGTTTGGCCGCAGTGGAATCAAGGGAGGCGCTTTCCGGCGCGCAGTTGCGGCTTTTACCATTGCTGCGGCGAAATCGGTCGGCTTTCGCCTTTCTGGTAGGCCTGCCGTCGGCAGGGTCGAAGGTCAGGCGAAATGAGACGTTCCGGCCACCTTTACGAGCAGGCATTCACGCCAGATGCGCTGATGGCTGCGTTTCATGCTGCCGCACGCAACAAGCACGGCAAGCGATCTTGCTTCGCCTTTGAGAGGCGCTTGGCCCGCAATCTCGACGCGCTTCACCAAGAGCTTGCTGACGGCAGCTATCGGCCGCAGCCCTACTACAGTTTTCAGGTCAGCCAGCCAAAGCCCAGGAGAATCTACGCGCCTGCTTTTCGCGACCTGGTGGTGCAGCACGCGGTCTACGCTGTCTGTGGGCCGATCTTCGAACGCTGCTTCATTGCGCAGTCGTTCGCTTGTCGGCGCGGCTACGGCACGCACAAGGCGGCGGACTACGCGCAGGCTGCATTGCAGGGCAGCCCGCGAGGCAGCTACGTGCTCAAGCTCGATATCCGGAAGTTCTTCTATCGGATTGACCGTCGCGTTCTGCGCGAGCAGGTCGAGCGCAAGATCAAGGATGCTCGCTTCGTCGACTTGATGATGCGATTCGCCGACTACGGGGAGCCCGTCGGCATTCCAATCGGCAACCTGCTGTCTCAGCTCTACGCGCTGATTTACCTGAATCCGCTCGATCACTTCATCAAGCGGACGCTTGGCGTAAGACACTACTGCCGATACGTGGACGACCTCGTGCTGTTTGGCCTGTCGCGCCAAGATCTGCTGGCCGCGAAGGCGCGCATTGTCGGGTTTCTCGACGGGGTTGGACTTTGCCTGTCGCGCAGCACTTTGGCGCCCGTGACGCGCGGGGTCAATTTTGTTGGCTACCGTACCTGGGCCAGCCGGCGCTTCGTGCGGCGGCGCAGCCTGTATGTGTTTCGCCAGGCCATCAAGCGCGGGCGCCTGGAAGCCGTCGTGTCGATTCTTGGGCACGCGCGCAGGACGCACTCACTGCAGCACATGCTGCGCACCTTACGGGAGAACGGCCGTGACCTATATCGTCGGCTACCAAAAGTTTATCGATGCGCTGGTTACGCGGGAAATCCGCATGCCCGTCGACAGCGGGGGCAATGCGGTCGGCTGTGAGCTGGCGACGATCGGCGGGATCACGTATTGCAGCATTCCGACGGGCTTCGCAGTGCCGGCAAGCCAGCCGGCCGAGATTGCCGCCAGCGTCGCGACGGTCGCGCTGGATGCCGCTCTGCGCGCAGCGATCAAGGCGGCCAGCCCACATTGTCAGTTGGTGAAAGCGCGCCGCAAGGAGCGCATTCTCGCGGCCGGATATACGCCCGAAGATCAGCTGGCGTTCCTGCACATGGCGTCCGGTGCCGCTGCTGGGCTGGTTGTGCTGACTGCAGAACAGGCGGCCGCGCTTGCCGCCTATGCCGCCAGATGCAAGACGGATGATGCCTGGGCGGCCAGCCAGTACGAGGCTCTTGGGCTGTGACCTACGCCACCCAATCCGACCTGATCGCCCGCTTCAGCGAGCAGGAACTAGCCGAGCAGACTGACCGGGTGAACGGCGCCGTGGTGGATGCCGCGGTCGTCGACCGGGAGCTGCTGTACGCCAGCGCGGCGATCGACGGCTACTTGGCCGCGCGCTATGTGCTGCCGCTGCCGTCGCCGGTTCCGGATCTGCTGATCGGGTTGTGCTGCGACCTGGCGCGCTACGCCCTGTACACGGACGCTGCGCCGGAGCAGGTGCGGGATCGCTACAAGGATGCGCTGTCGCGCCTGCGGGACATTGCGACGGGGGCGCTGCGGCTCGATGCGGCAACGCCGTCGGCGGGTTCGTCCGGGCTGGTCGAAGTGGTCTCCAGCGAGCGGCTGTTCTCGCGAGGCGCGCGCTGATGCTGGAGCTGGA